GTTACCGCCGGCGTCGATAACAACTGAAGGGCTATTAAAAGTGCTGCTTCCAACAGCATCAGAACGGGCAATTTCAAACCCTCCATTTACAGTGTTTTGCGTAGAAATTTGCCAGTTGTAATGCGCGCTCGAAGCATCCGACCTCAAATACAAACCATAAGCACCTGTACTAGCATACGTGCCAATAATTGCTTTTCCATTAACTTGTAGTTTTTGTGCTGGTGCAGTAACACCTATCCCTACGTTTTGCGTTGAGTCTATATAGACAGCGTTTGTGCCATTGGTAGATATGCCTACGCTGTTGGCAGCAGGCAAGTACAGTCCGTTACCCGTCGCGCTAGAACCAGTTGGAATAAGTTTTGCAGCCGTTGCCGTGCCGGTAGTGGCAAAGTTAGTACCATCAAATGAAAGCGCGCTACCAGCAACCTGTTTTTTGGTGCCATTAATATAGAGCACGCCATTGGCAGTTCCACCAACAGCAGTACCAGTGCCATCATTCTTAAACACCGCGTCAATGGTGTCCATGTCAGTATTGATCTTTGTACCCCAGGTGTCGGTTGAAGCACCTACCTCTGGCTTGGTTAAAAGTATGTTGGTTGTCGTGGTATCTGCCATGATTTACTCCTAGATAGGTGTCCAAGTATTTGACCCGTCTGTGACTGGCGTCCAGGTATCAGGCGTGTCGTTGATGATTGTCCAGTTGCTTGAATTATCGCTTGAATTTGTCCAAATGGCGCTGGTGTCCGACTCAGGCGCCCAGCTCTCAGCCGTATCAGACTCAGGCTCCCAAAGCAGCCGCTGAGTGATGAGATCAAGCGCGGATGCGTACTCAGCGATCTGGGCCACGAAGGCAAGGCCAGAGAGTAAATCCTCCTGCACACTGCCGTACTCTTGCAAGTCACAAACAAAAATTGATATGCTAGACAGGGAGTCGGTAGCATTAACAGATTCAGCAGCCTCTGAAAATAGGCTCGTAATGGCAGACTGGTTATCCGATCCAGATAGAGTTTGACTAATCTGTACGTTGTACTCAATTGATGACACGCTTGAGTCTGATAGCGTGCTGGACTCACTAAGTGCAGCTACAGCAGTAAGCGTATTAATTACGCTGTCTGCTGGAGACAGAGAGTCAGACGCAGACGCCAGGGCAGTTAGGGCATTGGTAAGTACATCTGACGCTGATAAAGATTCAGACAAACTGACAGGCATTACCAAGATGCCAACCTGGGCAGCATCTGCCGCAATGCTCTCAGAAACAAAGACTACAAACGCTACCAGTGACGTGGTTGAGTCAGACGCAGATACTGACTCAGATGCAAATGCTACTGCTACAAAGCTACCAGATTGGCTGTCTGTAGCAGTGACTGACTCAGATACAGAAGCAATTGCAGTAAGAGTATTTGACTCGCTATCTGCAAGAGTTATTGTCTCCTGCTGCTGCGCTACCAACGTGGCTATGTTGGATAGGACTTCAGAGGCTGATAGCGTTTCGCTTAATGACTTATCGTAGGAGACGGTCTGCGTTGTGCTTTCGGAGCCAGATGCAGCCTCGTCAATTGATTTTGAGTATCCTGTTCCAGATAGCAGGCTTTCGTATGTGTTATAGCCATAAGTCCCAGAACCATAAAATGCAGAGCCGTATCCACCCTCTGTGATATTTACTGTGTAAGTATTACCAGATAGCGCGCTAAATGGTGTGCCAAATGGTGCTATGCCAAACATAATTCACCGGCTAAATTACTTCAACCCATTGGCAAGTTTGTTCGTCTAGGACGTAATCGCCATCAGGCTTTTGTGGGATAAATGCATCCCTATTAGCGTCGTAGGTGTATCTAATACCAGCGTAGTTTTTACGCATTGTCCCGTTGTAAGAAGTCTGCTTCCAAAACGGGTAACCACCACTCCACATAACCAAAAATGCAATGCCTTTAGCCTCAGACTCTACACCGTCAACCATTAGCTCGTTGTTGTGTAAACAATGCACTTCAAGCACTACATTGTTTTCGTCAAGTTTTGCAAAATGTGCCATGATTAGAACGTGATTGTCCCATTGCCAGTAAATTTGTAAATATAGTTTCCACCTACATCAGTAAATGTAGGAGAGCCTGTTGTAGTTGCTGTCCTATAGCTATTTGGATAACTAATAATAACAATACCAGAGCCGCCAGCACCTGATGAGCCAGGAGAAGTAATTGCTGCACCGCCACCACCACCGCCAGTGTTTGCTGTTCCTGCGGTTCCGCTTGTTGTGCTTGTACTACTAACAACACCAGCTCCACCACCTCCAAGACCACCAGCAGGGGCTAGCGTTGTTCCCTCACCGCCACCGCCACCACCGCCAGCGTAGTAAGTGCTAGTTCCGGTAATAGATGAAGTTACACCAATACCGCCTATACCGCCAACAGTATTTGGCGTAGCATTTCCTCCAACTGCACCAGCTCCACCACCACCGCCTCCAAGCCATGTAGCTGGACTAAGTGCTCTATATCCCATGCCACCGGCATTACCTTGGCCTGATGTTGCAGTACCTCCAGCTATAGATGAGCCGGTGTTATTACTTGCACCAGCACCACCACCAGAACCGCCATTACCACCTACTTGAGTAAACCGAGCACCATATCCACCTCCGGTAGCAGATAAAGAAACACCTGTACCACTAATTGAGCTGGCAACACCTGGATTACCATTAATACCAGTTGATCCACTTTGAGCAACGGATGCTCCTCCAGCGCCTACAGTTACTGTGTATGCTCCACTAAATGTAGCGGTAATAGTGCTTGTAAGTAAGCCTCCAGCACCACCGCCGCCACCATCATATGAAGCACCACTGCCGCCACCAGCAACCACTAAATAGGTAAAACTTGGTGGCCTATCTGTATAAATAGGCCATGCTGATGCTTGTACTGCCTGCATCACTTCATTAGTACGCCAAATTCCACTAGCTGCGCTTGAGCTAGTAGCTACTGCCGTAGCTGATATAACAGAGCCTTTGTACCTAGTGGACATTAGCTAATAGCCTCATATGACGTTGTATATGTGACGGCATTTGCAGTACCAGACGTAACTGAAATTGATGTGCCTTCTTGCAAATAAAACGCTGTACTCTTATCTGATACCACAACAGAAGAATTTGCAGGTACTGATAACTGATAGACAATTGGGTATGCTGTACCACCAGAAGGAGCAGAACCCTGGGATACCGCACCATTGGTATATATAGAAACAGTAGCGTTTGTAGTAGATGCAGTAACATTGGCCGCAACTACATTGTTGATTTTATTGACCACGCCAGATGATGCTGCATTTGCCAACAATACAACAGCAGTATTGACACTAGGTGTGTAGTAGGTAGTATTACCTGTAATTGAGCTTACGTTAATCAGATTAGGGTTTGCCATAATTAATATCCAAAAACCATTGACATAACTATAGCCTTACCTTCTGGTACAGCTAAAGCGGACGGGTAAGTTACAAACACATTTTTTGAGCCTGCTGAAAAATTTACCAACGAACCAGAATTGCTAGAAGAAAGAACGGTTGTCCTAGATAAAGTTGTTCCAGAGGATGTGTACGTTCCAATGCCAACCTCCCACTCTGTAGCAGTCTGACTTGTAATGGTGTAATAGGTAGAGTTACCGTTACCAATAGCTGCAAAAGACTGAAAACCGGAAGCAGCGCCTGCTAGAGTAACAGTGCCAGTTCCGGTTGTTGTGGTTGTTTCTTGAACCCTATCGGCTAAGATTAGAGCCATAAAACCCCCTTAAATTTATGTAGATTCTATTTCTTCTTCTTTGAAGAAACGCTCTTGGGAGTTATTGTCTTGGTCTGTATAAGAAACGCGCAACAACAAAGTAGCGTCACTATCTACGGCAGCACCTTGGACAGTCCCAACCAAATCTGTATGCTTAACCTTAACCGAGTCACCTGTTCTAAAAGCCATGATATTTTCCTTTACACAGACGCTGTATAAGTTACGTTAAGAGTGTCGCCGTTAGCTACGGAACGGTTACCGCCACTAAAAGAACCAGCAGAGTACAAAACACCAGTAGTCGTAGCACGCACCTGGGTAACGGTCAGCAAGGCGCCTGCAATGGTCGCTGTGGCGTTGATGCTGAATGATGTGGCGGTAGATGCCTTAGAGCCAGCGGAGGCCGAATTCCAGGCTACGGTGGCCCTGTTTGTTCCAGAGTATGCGGTGCTCTCTGTCCAGCCTGCGTGAGAGGCCAGGGTATCGCCAGCGGCATAAGTAGGACTAGATGCACCATCGACCAGCCCCATGTACCAGGCTGCCGTGTAAGCAGAGCCAGCAAAATACTTATCCAGCAAATCGTTCTTGCCAACAGTTACAACCAAGTTTTCAATGGAATCAATCCACTTAACCTGGCCATCTGGACCGACGCATTGAACGTCATAGTGTCCAGTGACGCCAATGACTTCATTCATATCAGTAGACTTAGATATAGAAACATCAGATGTTTCTGTCAATTTAATTTTTTCAGATTGCATAAAACACTCCTAAATTATCCAAAGGACCTAGCGCGAGCAGACATTGATCCACCTGATGTAGCGCCACGATCATCGGCAGTCTGCAAATCAGTCAATGCTCTGTCGTACAGGCTTGACCATACAGGTATTCTCGCATCATCTTGCAGATATGGCGCGGCCTGCATCAGGCTACCGTAAAGGTAAATATCGGGACTGGCAGCCAGCAGCCAGTTACTTGACACAGTAGATGACAACTTTGTCAATTTAGCGTAGTAAATTAACTCTGTTGTGTAGGTCGCGTCAGGAGTTGGAACAACCCTTACCTGGCCACCGACAATGCCAAAGTATTTAGGACGCGAAACAGCAGAAAACGTCCTAGCCAGATCGTCCAAGGCGTCAATGGTCTGAAATATCAGCGGTGTTATGGGGTTTGTGCTTGTCAGCTTAAAAGACTTTGTCTCTAGGAAATCGCTTGGTAGTGCAGCGTACTCGGTGCTAATGTCTGCGTTTGACCTAACAATCATCTGCCTGGTGCGTAGCTGGCGCTCAATCTGAGCTTCCGCTAGAGAGACAAAGTCAGCAATGGCAGAAGTTAAATCGGTGCGGTTAAGCCAGTCACCGATTGATGTCTTTAACTCCGTGTACGTTGTCAGAGCCATTACGTTGCCTTTTCCTTTTCCTCAAGCTCGCGCATTACCCATGTATGGTCGTGCTTGAATTCAAACGTGCCAATGTGACCAATCTCTTTGCTTACGTCATGGTCAATGTGGATTTTAAACCCTGCCTCCTGCGCTTTACGGCAAAAGAAAATATCTTCCCCAATGTAGCCTCGCTCCTTGGGGCGCCATGGCGTCTCAAACCACGGCTCGGACAGATTTTCAAAGACGTTACGCTTAATAAGCATCACGCCCATGCCAATAGAGCCAACTTCCTCAATGCCGGTGGACTCTGGCATGGTGTACACCAGCTCCCGCGTACCGTCAGGCTTGTAGTTCTGTGCTGTGGGTCCGGTAGGCATACGGCGCCGTGCGCAGTTGGTGGCCACAATGTCCAGGTCATGCTTTAGCAGACGGCCTACCATGTCCTGCGGGAACGTCATATCCGAGTCAATGAACAAGATGTGCGTGCAGCCCTCGGCCATCGCGTCCAGCGCCAAATCAGCTCGCTGGTTCTGTATCAACGTACCCTGCATGATCTTGAGAGATACGGCATCGGTGGTGCTGATAGTGTGATACGCCACCATATTCACCAAGCAGTAGGTGAAGTTTGTGTGGACCATATCACGCGCTGGCGTGCAGACTGCTACATAGTTCATACTTGTCCTGGTCGAGTTCTAAAGTATTGGTTTTCTGGGTCGTTGAGCCAGCGTTTCATGTACGCCTCATCCTCTAACTTACCATCTGCCTTGAGCTTGAAATAGACACTCAATGGTATGGACGCCACACGGCTCCACTCTCCATATTTGTCGTGCTTCTCGCCCTGGTTGTAGATGCTGCGGTTTTCTTCAATGATTGCAGTTACATCTTGACTTGTCTGTATGGTTGCCTTGTCGGTATCCGCGTCGTAGTGCCACGTCCGAGTAATTCCAAGGTCTGAATTTGTGTCAAATATTTTTGATTCGCTCATTTAAAAAAGGGACCAGGTTTCCCTGATCCCTTCCATGCTTGATTACGAAGTAATCAGGTCAGCAGCCAGGCCGTGGGCATTCTCAGCCAGAACCTTGTGACCCCACTCCACGATCAGCATACGCTTCTCAGCGTCGCCAGTCTTAGCCAGCTCGATCTGCTGGTAAGGACGCAGGGTGGTCATCTTTGCGTACTCAGGATCAATCACCCAAGCATCACGCTCGCGCTGGAAGCGGTTAGGAACCACTTGCACGTTACCGAAGTCGCTAACATAGATGTCGGCTGCACCAATGATGGTAGCGGGACGTGCGCCACCATCAATGTTGAAACGCGAAGATGCAATGCCAGAGAAGCCAGATACGCGCTGCTTGTTAACAGGACCAGTCATCAAGATTTTTGGAGTACCGCCAGCAGCCCAGACTTGCTGGATGACGTTCTTCAAAATTGTCTCAGTGAAGGTACGCACGTTACCGTCAGTACGGGCGCTGTTTGGCAGCGTCGTGTACGAAGGGTTAGTACCATTGGTCTGCATATCGACGTTAGTCTTAATGAAAGCACCAAGAGAAGCAGTACCGCGCGCGGTGGTAGTGTTACCAGCGGCAGCAACTGCACCATTTAGCATGGAAAACTCTTGGTCACGCTTCAACTCAGAACCGCGCTTGGCGATCTGATAAGCCAACTCAGAACGGCGACCGGCCTTGTTAACCACTTCCTCAGTAGCGGACAGGACGATAGTCTTGCGCGAAATCTGAGCGTAGTTTTGCAGACGCACAGTAGCAGTCACAGCGTCAAAGGATGCAACGTCGTCGCCCTCCAACTGCTTGTTTGCCGCGGCCGCTGCCAGGGTATCGGTTTGCCACTCAAACAGAGAGTTGCTGACCGACTCGCGGCCAATGTTGCTCATGTATGGAGTTTCTTCCGGTGCAATATTGGTAATAATATTGCTCAAATCTTCACGGATACCTTTGGCATCAAAGGTGGTGAAGGTGTTAGTTACGATAGTCATAATTTACTCACTTCAATAAAAGTTCAATTGCGGAGGCCGCGTCGTTGACGCGACCACTTTTTGCAAGACGCTGTTTTGCGCGAGTAGCTTCACTTGTCGTGGAGATACGGCCTGCTGCACCTGGCTTGGCAGGACGTGGACCATTGTTCGTCACCGGCTTGATGTTCTGTCTCTTGGACATCATCTGCTCGTACAGCGCTGCTTTACGCAGCACATTTACGACGCGGTGGTCGAATATGTTCTTCAGTTCATCGGCGCTAAACCCAGCCTTTTGGCCAAAGTCAATGAGCAATTCTTTCTCTTTTTTCGCCTTGTTTGGGTCTTTCCAATCAGGCAAAACCTTCAGCAATTCATCTCGCTGCTGGGCAAGATAAGACTGCATCTGTTGAGCTTGCTCCTGCTGTGAAATTTCCGCTAGACGCTGCTTTTCAAATTGAATAGCCTGCGACTTTGCTTGGTTTTCACGCATCACCTCTTTCTGCCGCACCCACTCGATGGGGTCCTCTTGGTAGAGGCGGTCCCAGTCGACCTGAGGCTCTGCGGCTTGCTGAACCTGTGACTCCAATGCTCCTAACAATTGAGCGTACTGACTGCGCTCGGCGCGAATGGCCTCGGCTTCCGACTCGACTTGGCGTCGAATTTCGGCAATTTGCTGAGTCTTTCGCGTGTAGTCCTGAGTCCGCGAATATCCCTTCTGAAGTTCGTCCAGGGTTACAGTAACCTCAGTGCCGTCTACTTTGACGGTAAAGGTCTGATCCGGCTTTCCTTCCTCGGAATCTTCACTTTCCTCTAACTGTTCGCCTTCCGTTACTTCACTGTCTGCGTCTGCATCTTCCAGTGATGTATCGGCTGGCGCCGCCGACTCGCCTTGCAGCGAATCGTCAAACGTCTCATCAATTGACTGTTCTCCCTCATCGGGCAGCATTGCTGAGAGTGCCTGGGCCGCTTGGTCCAGATTCATGGGTCCCGCAGAACCCGTTTGTGCTTGTTGCATAAATGTCCTCTAC